TTGTAGATGTTCCCGATGTTGACATCAAAGAAAACTTTGCTGATGGAAAGAATCCACAGGACAAAGGTGATTCAAAACGCCATGGTGTTAACACCAAAGCATCAGTAAGTAGTCTACGTAAAACTGCCAAACAGGGCGGCCGCAAAGGACAACTAGCACATTGGTTAGCTAACATGAAAGCAGGCCGTGCTAAGAAGAATAAATAACAGTATGAAAATACGTGAAATTTTAGAGTCAGCAACAGCAGGCGCTACCAGTGCTGGTAACGTAGCTATAGGTGCTGTATACAAAAATAAACCCGGAAAAACAGCAAAAAACAAGGACGGAACCGCAAAAAACGCATTAGATCTCAAAGGAACCAATCTTTTAACTGGCGGCTCTTTAGTAAAAAGATAAATACATAATACACTTTTAGGAATGTGAACATGGACTTCAAATCGTTAATCAGCAAAATCGAAAGTATTGATGGTAAAATCAATACTCCAAAAGCACCAGAGCTACCTAAGTCTGTGCAATTAAATGAAGACGCACAACTGCGTGTTCTAAGCGGCCGTACTACTTATGTTGCTGAAGCTAAAAAGAAAGCTGAAGAAGACGTTAAAGAAGCGGACGACATGAAAGTAGGCGATAAGAAAAACATTGCTACTGGCACCGTTGAAAAAACAAAAACAGGCATGGTTCACAAGAGCAGCAAGGCCTATGGCGGCAGTGAAGAAAAAGAAGCTGATGACGAAGATGACAAGCCAAAGAAGAAAGCCAAGAAAGAAAGTGTAGAACCAGAATTTAAAAGCAAGTTCATGAAGATGGTCGAAGCCAAGAAAGAAGAAGCTGCTGACAAGAAAAAGAAAATGGCCAAGAAAGAAAAGATGGCAGAAGGATCCAAGCCAGACTTCCTAGACCTTGACAAAGACGGCGACAAGAAAGAGCCAATGAAAAAAGCTGCTGCTGATAAGGGTGATGACAAGCCAGCTGACAAGAAAGGCATGAGCGACAAGCAGGCCAAATATTTTGGCAAGAAAGATGTTAAAGAAGGTTCTCGTGCGTCAACAGGATCAGCCCGTGACAAATTAATAGGTAGTATTTCTAGCAGAATGAAAGATACTCCGCAACCTCAACGTGCTCCAAAAGATCAAGAAGAAGCAGATTCTTGGGCACGTATGAAGCGAGATCAAGAAGGAATAGCAAACCGTGGGAAAAAGAAAGACGAAAGCAAAATGATGCCAAAAGGCAAGAAGAAAACTGTTAAAGAAAGCGTAGAAACAAAAATGTCATTTAAAGAAATGGTACAGTTGGTTCAAGAAAGTGGCGGTCAGCAACAAATCGATCCTGTAGACAAAGCATTGTTTACCTGGGCCGAGCGTGTGGCCAAGAACAAACTAGGCGAAGGCATGAAAGCTGACTTATACGCAGGTTTGGTATATGAACGCAACGGCGGTGAGTTCGAAATGTATGATGTACTAAGCGAAGCACAAAAGTAATTCAACCAAAAAGTGTTAAAAGGCCAGTCATAGGTTGACTGGCTTTTTTTATGACTATATAATAGTCATATAGGAGAGAACAAATGTCAAAAATGTATGGACCGGAAGAAAAAGCCAAACTTGAAAGATTGATCAACGAAGGATCTAATGTGCTTCGTGAAGTAGAAGATCTCAGTGAAGGTCTGAAAGAAACTGTTAAAGCTGTGGCAGAAGAATTACAAATCAAACCCAGTTGGATCAACAAAGCCATACGCATCGCACACAAAGACAATTGGAAAGACCATGAGGCAGAGTGGAGCGAGATTGAAATGATTCTCGGTGTTACTAAGAAACTTCCTGAATGAATGAATTATTGAAACCAACCTTTGATTGGATCAGAGAAGATTGGCACAGCAACAGCTTTCGTTTTGTTGTTGAGTTACTGGCTTGGGCTGTTAGTATTGGTTGCTCAATCACTATGGCGCTCACAGTTCCCAATCCGCCTTTGCTTGCTCTGTATCCTGTTTGGATTGCTGGCTGTGCCATGTATGCTTGGGCTGCGTATACTAGGAAATCGTTTGGCATGCTGGCCAACTACATATTGCTAACCGCGATTGACACGTTCGGCCTAGCAAGAATGCTAATTAATTAAAGAAGGTAGGCGGGCCATAAACCGCACATTGGTATTTGCAAGCCTAAAATTGCATAGGAGAACAAATGAGTTTCGTAGACGCATACTACAATCGCGACGACGACAAGATACTTGTCGTCGAGCGTGACGACAAAGGGCAGAGGCATTTCAAAGAATATCCTGCCAGACACATATTCTATTACGCCGACCCCAAAGGCAAGTTCGAATCCATCAAGGGCGAACCCCTCAGTCGTGTAAGTTCAAAGAATGTCAAAGAACATCGCAAAGAACTTGCCATACATTCAAACAAGAAACTCCACGAGTCAGACATCAATCCCATCTATAGATGTCTAGAAGATCATTATCTCAATCAAGATGCTCCTAAACTAAATGTAGCATTTTTCGACATTGAGGTAGACTTCGATCCAGAGCGTGGATATGCAAGTCCAGATGATCCATTCATGCCTATCACTGCAATTGCTGTTTACCTGCAATGGATGCAGACCATGGTATGTTTGGCAATTCCTCCCAAGACACTGAGTATGGAAGAAGCCAAGCGTCAGGTTGAAGAATTTCCCAACACCATGCTGTTTGATAACGAGGCAGACATGTTGAATACGTTCTTGGATCTAATACAAGAGTCGGATGTGCTAAGTGGTTGGAATTCAGAAGGCTTTGATATTCCGTATACTGTTAATCGTGTTACTAAAGTTCTCAGCAAAGAAGACACTAGACGTTTTTGTCTATGGAATTGTTTTCCCAAGAAACGCGAATATGAAAAGTTTGGTAAAACTGCTACCACCTATGACTTCCATGGGCGTGTGCATATAGACAGTCTCGAGCTATATCGCAAGTACACCTATGAAGAACGCCATACATATCGATTAGATGCTATTGCTGAATACGAATTAGGTGAGCGTAAAACACAATACGAAGGCACGTTGGATCAATTATACAACAATGACTTCAAAACATTCATTGAATACAACATCAATGACTGCATGCTTCTTGAGAAACTTGATAGAAAATTAAAATTTATCGACCTAGCTAATACCATTGCACACGAAAACACGGTGCTGTTGGCAACCACCATGGGTGCAGTGGCAGTAACCGAACAAGCTATCATCAACGAAGCACATCGCAGAGGCATGATAGTTCCTAATCGGATCAACCGCGACGGAATAGACACTCAGGCAGCAGGTGCTTATGTTGCATATCCCAAGAAAGGCATCCATGAATGGATTGGATCACTAGACATTAACAGTTTGTATCCTTCAGCGATTCGTGCATTGAACATGGGGCCCGAAACCATCGTGGGACAGTTGCGACAGGATGGAACCAAAGACTACATTGCTGCAGAAATGGCCAAAGGAAAATCATTTGCCTCAGCTTGGGAAGGCATATTCGGCAGTCTTGAATATGCTGCTGTGATGAATCGTGAAGTGGGTCGAGAAGTCATCGTTGATTGGGAAAGCGGTGGATCGGATACCCTGAGTGCGGCGCAGGCCTATGATCTTGTATTTGACAGCAATCAACCCTGGGTGATCTCAGCCAATGGCACCATATTCACTTATGAGACCGAAGGAGTGATATCGGGACTGCTGGCTCGTTGGTACAAAGAACGCAAGGAGATGCAGGCCAAGCTCAAAGACTGTATCCAAGCTGGCAACAAGATTGAAGAAGAATACTGGGACAAGCGACAGTTGGTCAAGAAGATTCTGTTAAACAGTCTCTATGGTGCGATTTTGAATCCGGGCTGTAGATTCTTTGATAACAGGATCGGTCAGAGTACCACTCTAACCGGTCGACAAATTGCCAAACACATGGCAAGTAAAGTTAATGAAATTATCACCGGAGAGTATGACCACATTGGTCGAGCAGTGATCTACGGTGACACAGACTCTTGTTATTTTTCAGCATATGCTACCCTGAAAAAAGACATTGAGAAAGGATTGATTCCCTGGAACAGAGAATCAGTGATTGAACTTTATGATACCATAGGAGAAACTGTGAATGGCACATTTGTCAAATTCATGCAGGACGCATTCCATGTCCCTAGAACCAGAGCTGAAGTCATCAAAGCAGGTCGCGAGATTGTTGCAAGCAAAGGACTATTCATCACCAAGAAACGATATGCAGTGCTCTACTACGACAAAGAAGGCAAACGCTCAGACACAGAAGGCAAACCAGGCAAGATCAAAGCCATGGGCCTTGATCTCAAGCGTTCAGATACCCCGGTTGTTATACAAGACTTCTTGAGTGAGGTACTGACTAAAACACTAACCGGTGTGACCAAAGAAGAGATACTGCAATATATCACTGATTTCCGCACAGAATTTAAAACTCGACCGGGCTGGGAAAAGGGCTCACCTAAACGAGCCAACAATATCACAGAATACGCTGCCAAACAAAAGAAAGCAGGCAAGACTAACATGCCCGGACATGTTAGAGCTAGTTTGAATTGGAACACTCTCAAGCGTATGATGGATGACAAATACTCAATGCAGATAGTAGATGGCATGAAAGTAATTGTGTGCAAGATCAAAGACAATCCCATGGGGCATACTTCTGTAGCCTATCCTGTGGATGAACTGAGATTACCACAGTGGTTCAAGGATCTGCCTTTCAACGATGCAGAAATGGAAACCGCTGTGATAGATGAGAAGTTAGGAAACCTTATTGGTGTTTTGGAATGGGACATCAGTTCAACAAGGTCGGACAATACATTCAACAAACTTTTTGACTTTGAGTAAATTGCGGTTGCTTTTTACTCTAGATCTAAATATAATCTTAATATACAGGAGAATTCTTAATGAAAGATATACTACAAGACATCGTTAGCCACACACAGAACCTCGGCTTCTTGACCACAGTCAAAGTCACAGGCACAGACAAAGGTACAACTATTAACTCAATGGCAGATGACCGTTCAGTTATCATGGAGGCAGAAACTGCTAATCCGTATCCAGACATGATCGGCGTATTTGGTATGCCGCAACTAAACAAGTTGAAGTATCTGCTGGAAGGTGCAGAATACAAAGAAGGTGCAAAGATCAGTATCACCACAGCAGAACGCAATGGTGAAACGTTGCCAGTGGGCCTACACTTTGAAAACAAAGACAGCGACTTCAAGAACGACTATCGTTTCATGAATCAAGAAATCATCAACGAAAAGATGAAGACCGTGAAGTTCCGTGGAGTCAAGTGGGATGTTGAAATTGAACCATCAGTGACTTCAGTGATTCGTTTCAACTTCCAAGCAGGTGCTAACTCAGAGCATCCTACATTCCTTGCTAAAACAGAAGGCGGCAATCTTAAATTCACATTCGGTGATGCAAGTACACACGGTGGCGAGTTTGTGTTTGCACAGAACGTTGCAGGTAAACTAGATCGCGGTTGGACTTGGCCTGTATTGCCAATCTTGAGCATACTTAAGATTGCAGATACCAACACCACTAAGATGAGTTTGAGCAATGAAGGTGCTATCCAGATTACTTTGGATAGCGGACTTGCTACTTACAAATATATCATTCCAGCACAAGCTGCCTAAATATGATCAAAGGTCTACAAGGCATTTCAGGCATTACGGTTAGTGGCGGCAATACTGTCCTGCCGTATGTTGGTCCAAACTCTAATAATCCAATAACTGGAATGATGCGTATTAACGGTACAGAGATGGAAGTGTTTAACGGTAGCAGTTGGCTACAGCTATCTACTAGCTATGCTACAGTAGGCTTAGATCAGGATGTACTCGATCTAGTACAATGGGCACGTAAAAAGCGTGATGAAGAATCAAAATGGTATACCCTTGCATCATCCAATGAAGCTGTTCGTATAGCATTAGACCAGTTAGAACAGGCAAAAACAAGATTAGAACTTACAGCAATTTTATCGAGAGAATATGAAACAACCAATTGACCTAACACCATTACAGAGAGACTATGCTGTATATCTACCAGCTATTAGTAGTTTCTATTCTACATATGTTGCAAAACAGCGACTGGAAGAGTTTGTGCCCAAGGATCGTATCCCAGCAGGGTTTGATCGAGGTATCGAAGGTATGAACTTTCTAAATCCAGAACAAGGCTATTTCTACTACAAGTACGCACTGTATTCAGCAGGCCATGCTCAACTTGATGTTATCAAAGCACAAGATCAGGAATCAATGATACAACAGCGTGATCGCGGACAAACAATGATATTAGGCGACTCCGGTGGTTATCAGATCGGTAAAGGTGTGCTCAAGTTCGATTGGTTGAACTTTGAAGGTGTAGAAGCTACTAAAACACGTCAAAAGATTCTTGAATGGCTGGAAGCAACTGCTGATTGGAGTATGATGTTAGATGTTCCGACTTGGGCCTGTGATCACATCCACAGTCCTAAGACTGGATTAAAAACATTTGAAGACTGTTTAGAAAAGACTCGGTACAACAACAAATATTTTCTAGATAATCGCTTAGGTGCGACCAAGTGGCTTAATGTACTGCAAGGCGGTGATTGGGACACCGCAGAGCGTTGGTACGAAGGTGTAAAAGAGTTCAGTGATCCCAAAGGCAAGTATGCCGGTAAGGAAGCAGAAGGTTGGGCATTTGGTGGCGCTAACATGTGCAAGATGGATGTCACACTCAAGCGGCTGATGACCATGCGTGACGAAGGCATGCTCACAGGCAAGAATTGGATTCATTTCTTGGGCACCGCACAGTTAGATTGGAGTTGTTATCTAACACAGATACAACGTCAAATCCGTAAACATATCAACCCAGAACTCACAATCAGTTTTGACTGTGCAAGTCCATTTATTGCCACTGCACACGGTTTGGTGTATACCAATGCACAACATACCAACAAGCGTTGGTCAGTCATCATGGACAAGGCTCCGGATAATAAATTGCTCTCGGAATCAGAAGTTCCGTACCCGTTTGAAAGCGAATTTTCAAGTCGATTGCTAATGGGCGACATTGCCTATTATGACATAGGAGAGAAGAAAACTGATGCAGAATTAGGATTGGATAGTAAAGGCAAGCAGATTAAATTTAATCATTTAGATCCATTACATTATAATACAATTCCAAAACTCAACAAGCTAGGCAAGATTCCAAACAAAACATCTTGGGATAGCTTCAGTTACGCACTAATGATGGGTCATAATGTGGAATGTCATATCAAGGCAGTACAACGTGCTCAACAGTTGATGGATATCGAATGTGCTAGATTTACTCCAGACTGGCGGTTGAAAGGCATCGAAGGCAAGAAAGAAATTGAATACAGTGATTGGGTTCCAAACAGAATATTATACTTTTCTACCTTTGTTGAAGAGCTGTTTAATACAAAAACCAAAACAGAAGCTTTCCAACTTATTGAAGATGCAAAACAACTGTTAAAGAGTCTTGAAGGTGCTAGACTACAAGGTGGTCCGGCCGATAATAACTTTACTAAGTTGTTTGATATTGTGGAGGGCAAGCCGCTGCTTAAAGACAAAGACGGAGTACCATTATTTGATCAACAAGATGACGACAAATTAAACAGTTTGGTTGTAGAATAAGGAGTTGGCATGTATCAAAATAAAATCAAGCATCTAGAAGAAGCTCACCGTGTTTTGGACAAGCAGATAGACAGTATGGAGAAAACTGGCATCTATGATGATCTAAAAATAGACGAAATGAAGAAACAGAGGTTGCGTTTAAAGGACGATATTGTTATACTTAAACACAAGCACCAAGCAGTGATGCAAGAAGCACAGGCACAACAAGAAGCAAGAAGAAACGGATGGGAACTATGAAGAGAACATACACCGAAGGCATCAAAGAATCAATTACTTTCTTTGTGGGCATAGAAATTGAACGTACTCCTGCCTACGGGATGAAAACATTGTTTGTTGTGGGCGTACACGATCCGTATACCATCATGGAACTGGCTATCAAACATGGATGCAAGCATATCTACTTTGGTGCCAATCAGAGTTTTAAAACTCTAGGTATCAATGATGCCGCAACGTGGCGTCCGTGGGAAAATATGATCTATGTATGTTTGGACAGCGAACATGAATTCTGGTGTACACTAGACTTTGATGTCAGAGAAGCAGAAGGACTGCTTGAAAGCGGTCTTACTGAAAAGCGTAGATTTATTCCGCAGATCAGTGTAAAATTGCCTTATCTAAATCAACTAGGCTATAATGCTACATTAAAGATAGATGACAAAGATTTTTCAGCAACCAATCCTGGGGTGTGGTGTCATAACCTACAGGACCTTCTAGGAAGAGATCGCTTCACAGATTGGGATCAATATGGCAAAGATGAGATCATCAAATGAGTGGCGGATATGCAGCAGCATCGCAATCAAAGCCTAGAAGGATACCGAGAATCACTGTTTCTAATCGACTAGGCCGTGCAATACCAATTCAAACAACCAAATCAAGTAAAATGAAAATGACACTTAAACAACGAATACGCAACTGGCTAATGAAAGAAAATGACGACGCCGAGGAATGCTATGCTATTGAAGATAGCAATGGGGTAGATCTGTCATCAAACTCATTCCGCTTAAACATCTACGGTGCCGGTGGCGGTACTATCATTGAAACCACCAAGTATGACCGCAAGACTGATGAGAATCGACACAGTCTACATATAGTCACCGAAGACAAAGACCTAGGTCAAGAATTAGCTAAAATCATTACCATGGAACAACTACGATGAATACACAAATTCAAGAAATCCTAGATCGATCAACCAGCGACATATTGGGTGTTGCTGTTGTCAATCAAGAACTATTTGCTAGACTTCTGATAGAAG